TGCAGGTTGTACTTGTCTAGAATGAAAGAAATAAGATACATTCTATGGCGAGACAGAAAGGCTGACACTGACTTGTCGTCTCTTATCCCAAAATATTAAAGGGGCATCCTTCAAAGATGTTCAACGAGTATTCGCGTTATTTAAACATTTTATGTGATTATTTTAACAGTCAGAAGTATGTTGGAACTGTGCTTAAACCATCATTGACTGGTACAGGGTTTGCACGTGTGACTGACTCTTTAAAAGGTGTCAAATCATATAAGAAAAACACCAAAAATAAAGCATATTATGATAATAATAATAGACGAGTGCTTGTTTTACGGAATGGAGGAGTTAGATCAGAAAAAGATGAAAAACGTGATGGTCGTTTTCAAAGTGTAGTCTATACAGACGGTTATAATTCTTATGACCTGGGCAGATCATCAATAAGGAATTCAACACGGAGGCAAAAAATAAAGAAACCTCCAATATCAGCTTTGATTAAATATGGTCTTAATGAGGATATTATTAATGATTTTGAAGTTAATGTTGATAAATGTGTAATTGTTGATGGATGTTATAAGACGAATTTACAAGTTCTTAAAAGGCAATTAATTCCAGAATGTGTTGATGGGACTCACCACCTATATCCTACTATTGATAATCTAAAGATGTTTGATAGTACTGTCAAAGCAGTTTTTAGAAAATTGAAGACTATTGGCATGATTGAATCACAATGGTTTGAGGATATAGCTGATACTGAAGTTTCACCTGACAAGAAACCAGGTTTCAGGTATGAGGAGGAGTTCAACCAGCATACTAAGAAGGAGGCTATTCATACAGCTCTCAAATTAGCAAAAAGGAGGTGGAATTATGCTACCAATGTCAAGCTTAGTGAATTTTCACGAGAAGACATACTGCCTGGCGCTTATACTATCGGTGCAAGAAATAAGCGCGACTACACTTATGATGACGGCGAGCCAGCAGCTTCTAGAGTAGTTCACATGCCAGAATTTCATTGTGAATTAACATCAGCACCATGGTGTGATGCTTTTATGTCTAGAATTAAAGAACTAGCTCAGGGTCCAATCTATTTAGGAAATTCAATATTAGACTGGTTTAGACTCAATAAAGACATAAAAGATAGTCACTATGTACTAGAAGGCGACTGGAAGCGTTTTGATTCAACGTTATACATTAAAATAATAACAGTGGCTTTATGTATTTTCCGGTGTTTCTTTGAACATGGAAGTTCGTATGTAGACAAACACTTTTTATTAATGTACGACTCATTAGCAATTAAAGATTATTATTTAGTTGGAGGTAGAGTGGTCCGTTCTTTTCATGGACTACCATCAGGTGTTAAATCTACTTCACTACTTGGAAGTATAATAAACCTGGTTGCACTAATATTTTGTGTAGGCGCTGATCGTTCAAGTTTCTTCAACTTCATCGTCGGTGGAGACGACTTTCTAGTATCTGCTAGAAGAGACAGCATATCTGTGGAAACTTTAATTGATGAAATGCAAACACGAAGTAGTGTTATTGGTATGACTTTTAAATTTTTAAAAGTCAAGAAGTATGAGTCATCAAATATAGAGGACTGTCCAGTTTTCTATAAATATACAATATATAAAGGACGGCCTGTCGTCCCGACATCTTCAGTATTTGAACGTGTGTTTATGCCATGGAATAAGTCATATAATACAGAGACTACGTTTTTGAAATTTTTATATGATGTAATGCCAAGTTTAGGCACACCAATGTCACATCATCTATTGTATTATGACCTGCTCCAATACTCCATCTACAAAGTATCATCAGTTAAAGTTAGCTATCAATATTTATTTGAAGCGCATAATTTTGCATTCGAGCAAATGATGTCTAGAAAGTTGGCTTACAAGACGTTTGAATATAAGAGCGACTCGGCTCCTTTGAGAAAGGATGTCTCTTCTTTATTATTGGAGTTCAAAGATGAGAAAAGATATAACAATTCACGATTTTGTGAAGAAGTCGTATCAAAGTTTTCTTATCTATAAAATAAGAATTTTTAACTGAGCACCTGCATTAGGAAAAATGCGGGTGCTCTCCTAGCCTCAGGCATTCTTCCACCTCCGGTGGATGTCTGTGGAGTGCGTGTAGCACAGGAAGTTCAAATCTTCCCTGAGGCTGGGGTCGCGCCCATTAAACGTAACAAAGAATTTTTCTATATGTAACAAATATTATGATTACTGATCCATTAGGAAATCGAACCGAGGAATCGGTAAGAGAGTTTCTTGCTGAATTGGATAAGAATGATCGTCTTGGACCAGCTGCTATAGATGGTGTTGGTTTTAGTATTAATAGTATAAATGAAGTACTTGATTGTACTGAAGATATTGCTAGACAATTATTCTCGAATCCTTCTCCATTTTTGTATGATGAGTATGATCAGTTGTATGTTACTGTTTGTGATCCAGAAACTGGTGAAAAGCATAAACTATATATTACTTCTGATAAGAATGACCCAGATTATGAAAAAGTAATTGAAGAAATAGGAAGGAATCTACCTGAAGTACCTTATGATCTAGATTGTGGAGGATATCCTTCAAGACAAGCTGAAGCAACAGCTCTGTATAAAGTCTCTATTATAAATGCATTACAAGAGAATTATTATAAAGATGCTATTGATGATGCTTTGAAAGGATATGATTTTACAAGATGGAAAGGTCGTAAAGGGACTACTGTATTTACCAACCTATTACAAGTGATTCAAGAGGAGGCTGATACAGTCTCAAAAATTGTGCTATATTGTACTAACACTAAATTAGTGGCTGATAGAGTTAAAAAAAGTTCATCTTATCAGGCTATTTTAAAGGCGGCAGACGCGGAGAAACTAAGGCTTCTTTCCGCAGAAGATGCAAAGTTAAACTTCACCTTCAATCAGAAATACGAAAAAGCGGAAAACATCAAGGATAAAATATTTATTGGTGAGGAGCTTGCTCGTAAAAGAAAGGAAATGTTGTCGCAGGACTTCGTAACTAGTGAAATTAGTATTCTATTCTCGATATATAATATGAATCTTAATATGGTTCCTGGTCGAGCAAAAAGAATAATAAGAACTGCTGCTTCTAATTACGTGGAAAAACTTGTGGAGCAAGAAGCGATTAAGAGCGTGGAGGCTGCTTCTGAATTTAAGAAGAAGTTAATCTCGCGTGCCTGCAGGTTGTACTTGTCTAGAATGAAAGAAATAAGATACATTCTATGGCGAGACAGAAAGGCTGACACTGACTTGTCGTCTCTTATCCCAAAATATTAAAGGGGCATCCTTCAAAGATGTTCA